TCGATCCGGAGGGGATGGAGCAGGCCAGGGCAATGCTGCCGGACGGCGTCAACTACTGCAACGACGCCTATGAGTGCGTCGACGGTGCCCATGCCGCGGTGATCGTGACCGAGTGGAACATCTTCCGCGCGCTCGATTTCCAGCGGCTGAAGGCCACGATGGCGGCGCCCGTGCTTGTCGATTTGCGCAACGTCTACCGGGCGGAACAGGTCCGCGCCAAGGGCTTTACCTACGTCGACGTCGGCCGCGGCTTACTCGGGCCGGAAGCGAGAACAAAAGAACACGCTGCCTAGGGCAGTATCGTCGCGGTCGATACCTTCCACGCCACGCCCGAGCAATGGAAGACTGACGAGGGCGCGCCGGAGCTGCCCTTCGCTCATGGCCGGCCGATGCTCTACGAGCTGTTCCTGACCAACCTCATCGCCGAGGGCGTCAAGGAGACGGTGATCCCGCTGGCGCAGTCGTCAATCGACGCGACGCGGCATCTGTGGCGCTCGGGGCTGCGGCCGAACCTTGTCCATCTCGACGCTGCCAAGGACTATGCCACGGTGCTGGCCGAGCTCGAGGCCTATTGGGACGTTTTGCAGCCCGGTGGCGCGCTCATCGGCAGCAGATTCGCCTGGAAGCACATCCAGGCTGCGATCGAAGCCTTTGCGGAGCCGCACAGCTTAGACTGCGTGATCCGCGCACCAAGCCCCAATGAGGCGTTGTCCCCAATTGGCTCCCTTCCGACGCCCAAATTCGCATTCACAAGCTCGGTTTTTTCCTCGAGATCCCTGCTAGCAGGGAAAATCTCAGCGGATTTGCCCCTAATTGCGGGCTCTCCAGCCCTGCACTGGAGCGGAAAATCCGAAGCGTTTCCATTACCTTGGTCGAATCTGAAGTTGTTAGCGCGCAGGAATGCCGTGGCTACCAGCAGGGAATTCCATCCAGCGCAGCAGGGAAAGTCCTGGCCGTGAGCAGGGATTTTGCCGGTGATGAGCAGCGATCTGTCATTCGCTGCTGCGCCGACCGTCGCGAAGCCGGCTTTGTCAGCGCCGATCGAAGCGTGGGCGGCTTTGCGGACGAAGAGACCCTATGATCCTAGAATCATTGGGGAATTTTTCCATCTCCCCTTGCAGGACACAGCGGGATGTCTTATGTCGATCCCCGTCACGACTGTTCGTGACATCAGCCGAGACCGATCAGATCGAGTCGCGGCATCCTTGTTGATTTGGCATTTTCACTTCGCGTGAGCAGCCCTTTTCAGGCAAGGCGGAATCCACGGCAGTGATGCTGGCGGGATACGCTTTGCCGCGGGTGCTCACTTGTCCTGGTCGTCTCCTTGCAAAAGGAAACGATCGAAATGTCTTCCCTACCCGAACCGATCCCCACGCCGTTTCGCATCCGCCAGCGGTGCCGTCCGCCCGCGGGCGATACGACCGTGCAGAACACCGACGTTGAGTTGAACAGCGCGATGGCGCAGTTCAAGGCGGAGGTTGTCGAGCGCCGGCTCGCTGCACTGAAGCCCTCGCCGCGCAACGCACGCACGCACACCAAGAAACAGATCCACCTGATTGCGGAGAGCATCAGGGGGTTCGGTTTCGTGGCGCCGATCCTGATCGATGGATCGGGTGAAATCGTTGCCGGCCACGGGCGCTACGAGGCGGCCACGCTGCTGGGCATGACGACGGTGCCGGTTGTTTGCCTCGACCATCTGACCAAGGATCAGCTACGCGCCTACCGGATCGCAGACAACCGCCTGGCCGAGCTGGCAGGCTGGGACAACGAGATCCTCAAGGTCGAGCTGTCGCATCTGATCGAGATCGACTTCGAGGTCGAGCTGACCGGATTTGAAACGCCGCAGATCGACCTGATCGTGAGCAGCGATGTCAGCCCGGCGCCCAAGGTCGACCCGGCTGATGCGGTTGAGCCCATTGGGGCGCAGGCGGTGACGCAGCGCGGCGACCTTTGGCTGCTGGGGGAGCACCGCATCCTGTGCGGGGACGCCCGTGAGCGGGCCGATTATGAGACGCTGCTGGGTGGTGAGCTGGCGCAGATGTGCTTCACGGACTCGCCGTACAACGTCAAAATCGACGGCCATGTCGGGGGTCTGGGCAAGATCAAGCACAGGCCGTTCCCGATGGCCTCGGGGGAGATGAGCAAGCCCGAGTTCACCGGCTTCCTGACCAGCGTGCTGGGCGAGATCGCAGCCGCTTCGCAGGACGGCGCGCTGATCTACACCTGCATCGACGGCCCCCATCTCCACGAGATGCTGACCGCCGGCTATGCCGTCTTCGACGAGCTCAAGAGCGTGATCACCTGGGCCAAGACCAATGCGGGAATGGGCTCGCTCTACCGTTCGCAGACCGAGCTGATCCCGCTGTGGAAGAAGGGCAAGGCGCCCCACATCAACAACATCGAGCTCGGCCGGCACGGGCGCTACCGCACCACGCTGTGGAGCTATGCCGGCGCCAATGGCTTCGGTCGCGGGCGGATGGAGGACCTGGCCGCGCATCCGACGGTGAAGCCCTGCGCGATGGTGATGGACGCGATCAAGGATGCCTCCAAGCCCAAGGGCATCGTGCTCGATCCCTTCGGTGGTTCAGGCACGACGCTGATCGCGGCTGCCAAGACCAAGCGGCGGGGATACCTGATGGAGCTCGATCCGCTTTATGTCGATGGCGCCATCGGGCGCTGGGAGAAGCTGTTCAAGGGCGAGGCACGCCACGCTGAGACCGGGCTGAGCTTCCGCGAGATGGCTGCACAACGCGGGCTCAGCTCGCGGGTGGCCGGACAGTGACGGTGGGAGGGGATGATGTCTCACAACACCGATCAGCCCGCTGTCGGGTACAAGAACCCGCCGCAGCACAGCCGCTTCCAGAAAGGCCGGAGCGGCAATCCGTCCGGCCGCCGTAAGGCGACAAGGGAGACGGGGCACAACGATCTTGAGGCCGTGATGTCCCGGCCGATGACGATCAGCCTTGATGGAAAGAAGGTCAAAGTCACCGCTCGGCAGGCGCTGTACCAAAAGCTTCTGGCCATGGCGTTCAACAACGACCTGCGCGCCATCGCCCTGCTGCTCAAAGCCGATAGCCTGAACGACAACAACATCGGACAGGCTGATGCATTGGGCGCAGCCGAGGCCCAAGCGATCATCGCTGACTTCGTCAGGCGCCAGAGTGGCGGCATGGGAGGGGGTGATGCTTGACGAACCTCTCGTGCTGCAGGCGATCCTGCGTCAGGACCTGTCGAGCTTCATCGCGCGCAGCTTCATGACGCTCGATCCCGGCACACCCTATCTGCCGAACTGGCATATCGATGCGATCGCCTGGCAGCTGATGCGGGTCTGGCGTGGCGAGTGCAAGCGGCTGATCATCAATGTGCCGCCGCGCTCGGCCAAGTCGATTTGCGTCACGATCGGCTATACCGCCTGGGTGATGGGCCATGATCCGCGCAAGCGGATCATGGCGATCAGCTATGCCAATGAGCTCTCGCTCAAGCACGCTGCGGACTTCCGCAGCGTGGTGACGAGCGGATGGTATCGCGCCCTGTTCCCCGGGTTCACCATCAAGACCAACCGCAAGAACGAGATCGAGACCAGCGAGCGCGGTTCGCGCTTTGCCGGTTCGATTGGCGGTTCGGTGCTCGGGCGCGGGGCCGATCTCATCGTCATCGACGATCCGATCAATGGCCTCGACGCGGTGCTCTCGGCAGCCGAACGCCGGCGCGTCACGGAGTTCTACGATGCGACGCTGTATTCGCGCCTGAACGATCGCATCAATGGCGCCATCATCATCGTCATGCAGCGGCTCCACCAGGATGACCTCGTCGGTCACGTCCTCGACAAGGAGGACTGGGAGGTTTTGTCGATCCCTGCCATCGCCATGGAGGACACGACCTATCGGATCGGCGAGGGACCCGGGGCCTTGTATCACCGCCGGACCGGTGAGGTGCTCCATCCCGGGCGTGAGCCGATCGCGTGGCTGGAAGCGGCCAAGCGCAACCTCGGCACACTCAACTTCTCCGCCCAGTATCAGCAAAACCCGTTGCCGGCAGAGGGCAATGCGATCAAGCGCGACTGGATCCGGTCCTATGACCGCAAGCCGGACTTCGATCTGGTGGTGGCCTCCTGGGATACCGCCTCGACCCTGGCAGAAACCTCAGACTGGTCGGTGGGTACGGTCTGGGGCGCGAAGGGCCAGCAGTACTATCTGCTGGATGTGGTGCGCGGTCGCTGGGAGAGCCCAGAGCTGCGGCGCAAGATGATCTCTGTGGCCGAGCAGTACGACGTCGACGCGACGCTGATCGAGGATACCGAACTCGGCCGAGCGCTGTCACAGGATCTGCGCCGGACCGGACAGCTCTACCCGCTTCTGCAACAGGCCCGCTTCGACAAGACGGCAAGGCTGCTCGCCCAGGCGGCCCGGTTCGAAGCCGGGCAGGTGTTTTTGCCGCAGCAGGCCGACTGGCTGGCTGACTACCTGTCGGAACTGCTGGCGTTCCCCACGGGGCGTCACGATGATCAGGTCGATTCCACCAGCCAGGCCCTGAAGTACCTGACCGCACGCACGCCGGTGGTTCCTGTGCGGCCGCAAAAGGTCGTCCGGCCGCCCTCGCGCTTCCAGCGGGCCTGAACAAGGCACACCGGCGCTGTTGCAAAACAGCGCCGGTGGCGTGGCGGTTATGTGAGACGACCCGACAGACAACTCCTCTTCGAATGTCGCTCGGCACAAGCCTTCCCCATCACTGCGGCACCGTCACCACCGTCATGGTGTAGCCGCGCTGGGCCATGCAGCCGACCATGATCTGCCGAAGAGCGTTGTTGCGCTGGCCCTCCAGCATGCCGGCCTCCATCGCATCAGCCAGACTGCGACCCATAGAGATCGGTGCCGCCATGGCCTGCGCCTTGGCGGCTTCACCCTTGCAGATCGCATCGTCCTGCTGGAACTGTGCGAGGGCCGTGGCGTCGGAGCGCCCGTCAAGGCGGTTGAAGCTCATCACGGTGCGGGTTGTGCAGGCCGGTAGCACCACGCTCAGCAACAGGGCGCCCAGGATGGGCCATCGCCCAGGCGTGCGTTGATACGGCGCGGCAAAGCTTGCGGTGGTCATGGCAGGCGTTCCTGATGGAGGGAGTGATGGGCTTAGCGATCGTCGCGGCGCCATGCGGCGGGCTTGGTCAGCGGGCGGGATGCGGAGCGCTGCGGTTCTGGCGCGGCAAACCCCGCCGTCCTGAGCCGCGGTCGGGGCCGGATGCCCAGATGCCTGGCCTCGCGGCGCTTGGCCTCGGCAATGTCGGCGAGGTCATGGGCGGTCTTGCCGCCGGGCGCCCGGTGACAACAATCGCGCCCCAGCACGAGGCCGTCAGCGATGGTGAGCTCGACGCTCTTGTCGAGGATGAGGGCTTCGGGGATGACGTGATCGAACTCGATCACCTTGCCTGTGACGTTGAGCCCGCAGCCCTCGCAGATGATCTGGCCCGCGCCCGTCATGGCGCGCTTGATCATCTCGACCTTCTGGGCCCGCGAGAACTCGCGGCGCGGCGGGATGAGGCACCGGTCGGCAGGCGCGACCGGCTCGCCGCTGGATCTCGGGGGCTTGCGCATCACGCCGCCTTCGCTGCGCCATAAGACCGGATCCTCTCGACAGTGAGGTCCAGCTCGGCGTTGAAGACTGCGACCGCGTCAGCCAGCTCGCGGATATAGGCCTCGTCGCGATGGGCACGGGTGATGAAGATCGGCATGCCCGGCCAGTAGACCGCGATGTCGATCCAATCGCGCTGCGCAATCCAGAGCTGTCCCTGGCACTGCGCCTTGTGCTCGGGCGGGAACTCGCCGCGCAGGATCGTCTCGATCATCAGATGCGGCAGTCGGGTCTTGATCTCGAGCAAGCCATCATCGCCGATCAGGGCATCGGGCGAGGCGCCAGCCCGGCCCCGCCGCAGGAAACCGACGCGCTCGCAGGCCGTACCCGTGACGAAGCCGTAGACGCTGCGGGCTTCGTCCTCCATCAGCTTGCCACGCTCCATATGGAAGGAGCTGACCGTCTCCATCGGTTCGCCGGTCAGGCGCTCGCCGGCGAGCTTGTAGAGGTAACTGAGCCGCGTTTTGCTCTCGGCGCCGCCGCGCCCCTTGGTCAGGATCGCGGCAAACTCGGAGGCTGTGGGGATGCCGAGGCGGCTTTGGATCCAGTCCGGCGAGCCTTGCTCGCAAGCGATGATCTCGAGCGGGTCGTTCATCAGTTGGTCCTCCTTGAGTTGAGCAGAGACAAAGCCTGGCGGTACCGGGCCGCCGGCAGATCGGTGACGCCCTTGATCTGGAAGAACTGCAGCAGCGCGGCCTTGTCGGCGCCGAGCTGGTCGATCAGGTCGAGCAGTTCGCGCGCCTGCTGACGCGAGATCAGCGCCGATGAGCCCGCCGCCTGGCCGTCATCATCATCCGAGGCCGCCAGGCCCAGGGCCGCCTTCAGCGTCATGCGCTGCAGATAGGTCAGCGTGGATCCGACGGCCTGGATGCTGTTCTTCTCGCCGCTCTCATCGGGGCTGGCCGAGAGGCTGTTCTCTTCGCTATGGCCGCCGCGGTGCGAGACCACGCAGACCACCGTGACGAGGGCGTCGGTGCTTTGCGAGCGGAAGCGATAGGACAGACCATGACGTGCGAGGATCGGGGTGATGGTCCGCGCGATCTCGGCCAGAT